TTTGGACATTTATAAATGTCCATTTTTGGAAAATCGAAATATTTTATGGAAAAAGGGGTGTGTGACACCATAATGAAAAATTAGCGTCTCGTGGCGATAAATTTTATTTTTATTTTGTTACCATAAAATTTTCTTTTGGTTGTTCGAAAGTATGTAGGAAATTTTTCTGTTAACAATATATATTAACAAATGTTAACACAAATTCCCAAAATTTCCCCCAAATTTAGTTGTACATATTGCAACATCCATACCAACAGCAAAAAGGATTTCAACAATCATTTATTGACGGCGAAACATGTACGTCAATCTCAGATAACACATCCGTTAACACCTGTTCCTCCTATTTCCCCAACTCTTCCAGGCGAAGAGTCAACGCTTTCATGTAAACTATGTAAAAAGGTCTACAAATCACGAGTTGGCTTATGGAAACATGCGAAAACATGCAAACCGGTTGCTAGCACTGATGCCATTCCTGTTATGGAAGAAGAAATATTGTTGCCTAAGGAATGGTTTGTTATGCTGATGAAACAGAATAATGAAATATTGGAATTTATAAAAAGCGGAGCAAACATCACTAACACAAGTACCACAACCACTACCAACAACAATAGTCACAACACTAACTGTAACAATAAGGCATTTAATCTGAATGTATTTTTAAACGAAACGTGCAAAGATGCTATGAACATCGCTGACTTTGTGGAATCCATTAAGATTCAATTGGGTGATGTAGAGAGATTTGGGGAAGTCGGCTATGTAGAGGGGTTATCAAACATTATTGCTGCTAACCTTAAGGAAATGAATGTTACTGAAAGACCTGTTCATTGCACGGATAAAAAGAGAGAAACAATCTATATAAAACATGACAACAAATGGGAAAAAGAGGATGATAACAAGACACGTTTACGCAAAGCAATCAAGCGAATTGCTTCTAAAAATTTCAAGTTGCTTCCAGTATACAGAGAGAAATATCCTGGTTGCCAATATGCTGCGTCCAAATATTCTGATAAATACAATAAAATGATGGTTGAAGTTATGGGAGGCACTGGGAACAATGACACTGAGAAAGAAGACAAAATTATTCATAATATTTCTAAGATAATTGTTGTGGACAAATAAATAAAAAAATAAGGGTTGTGTTGGTTATAAAATTTTTACATCGGCATTTAATACATATTAATTATATTTTCTCTCTTTCTCTTTCTTTCTTTAAGACGTCTTGAATCGGTTTCCACAATCCAAACAGGTCACAAAGCACGTCATAGGCTCATCCGCTGAACGCACTTGTTGCAAGTAGAAGGTGCAGTTCTTCCCCTTGCATTTGCGACACGTAAAGGTCTCCGTCGATGCAGCCATATTGACCTCAAATTTGTTCTTGTCTCTCTTCGACTTCTCATCAATCAACTTGGCCCACTTCTCGTGATTCAGTTCTTGATGGGTCATGAAGGAAATAGTGTGTGGTTTGATGATGTCCGCATTCACCTCTTCAATCAGTTTGTCACTCAAATTTTCTAAAATACTTTTCAAATGAGACAGATAGATTTGCACAAAGAACTTGTTGTCCCATTTCTTCACGATTTTGCGGTAGTCGGCCTCCTTTAAGGCATAATTGAATATACCCTTTTCCAAGTTGGCACTGGCCTTTTCGTTTTGAAAACGTTCGTTCAACTTCTTGCGGACGTTTGCTCGAAATTCATCCGGGTTCTCAATGTTATGGTGTGACATGATGCTCTTTGTTTTTGGATTGTATTCGATGTGTATGTATATTTATATACGGTGATATGTATTTAAATATATAATCAATTTTATTTCTTGCGTCTTGTTTCGTGCTTTGTCTTTTGTAATTATTTATTGCCACCCACGTCCTTGTCATCGTAATCGTACGACTCCTCGGACAGTTCTGAGTAGACATCCTCTAGGATAAGGTCGTTGCCTCTGTCGTCTTCCTCTTCCTCATCGTCCGTATCCTCGTCTTCTTCGTCTTCTTCGTCTTCTTCCGCGTCCTCGTCTGTGACCGATGGTGTCAGGTCCTCCGTGTCACTACTGTCGACCACAAACCCATCCTTCAAATAACCATGCTTGGTCTTCTTTTCCTTCGCCACATGTGCGAGTTCATCCTCTTCCTCTTCGTCCTCCTTTGCAGTCTTGGCCAAATCCTCGAATCCACCAAACAATTTCTCGTAAACCTTTTCCCACATCGCCACACTCAAATTCGTGTACTCTTTGGTTCCATCCTCCAGCTTTACTTGCGCGACTACGGCGCAGCTCCCATAAAACAACTTGGTGTCAATGGGTGGGGGGAAATCATACTTGTTCTCCGAGTTGGCACGTCCTTCCGCTTTGGCAAACACTTGGACAACATATCGCTTGCCCTCATGTTTCACATTCCATTCGGTCTGCTTGTGAAAATCTTCTGCCTTCTTGAATCCACATCTCCTGTAAAGGTCTTCGGACTTGAAATCCTTCACTGACAGCGCTTTGAGTGTACCCAATCTTTCAACAATTACAATATCCAATGTCATGGTTTTCTTTATCTCTTGGTTATGTATATTGGAATAAGGTTTAAATAGTTTGCCTTAGATAATACATAATACATATTACATATTATATATTACATAATCGAATATCCCTTTGTCCACAATGAAAGTCTATGTCAATCACTTGAACATTGAATTAGCGTCTCATTTTGCAGACACCTTCAAACCCTTTTTGCACCGCACCGAGCAGCATACCCAGCTGTATACCAACGAAGGACTCTACCGTATCGAAGGCAACGGCCAGGTCTATCGATTGGAACCCCATGACCGTCCCGTTGTCCTCTATCCAACCTATTTCAAAGAGCTCACCTTGGTCGCCGACCACAGCACCTGGAGCAAACATCCCACTCCCAGTGTCCATGGCCATCAGCATGCTGTGACGACTATTCAGAGCAATGTCTACAAAATGCCGTCCCACACCCACGTCTCGTGGGTCATTCAGTACAAAGAGGAGGACAAGACTACCCTGGTTCCCTACAATATGTATTTTGAAGTGGACCAGTGCGCATTTGTAACAGAGACACAGAGAGAAAAGAAAAAGAAGGAGGACAGAAGCATCGACCGAAAATACGACGTACATCGCAACATTGATGACCCCTTTATAAAAGGCGAAATTATTGAGTTTCTATCGCATCTCTTTTAAACTTGTGTAATAATATAAACCTATAGCAATGTTATGGTGGATCATCCAAGTTACGGTGATATCCGTTTTGTTGATATTTTTAGTACATCATCTGATTGATTTCTTCAAGACTACACTCACTGTTCCCAAAATAAAAGATTTAGTGAAGAGTCCTACTCGCAAATACGAGGACATGTACCACATCATTCAGCAGCATGTAAACGGGACATCCCAAAAGGAAGAATACAGTTTGATTGACTTATTACCGACCAATGAGGAAGACAACATGAAGAGCGAGCTCAAAAACTTCCTCAAATCCCAATTGCAGACATCTTAGAAAAAGAATATAAAGATTGTAGTCGTATATACCAAAAGAGAGAAACTACACTTCATTCTCAACCATCCTTTTTTTTTCTTAAAAACAAAAACCATGTTATCCACGTTGACCTTTGAAGACAAACGAACCCTGCTCAATGCATTCCCAGACATCAAACTTTCTTATGAAAAGTATGCCCATAAGAAAGTTATGAAATGCGACATCGTCGTTGGCATCCCCGAAGGCAGAAAATGCTTTGCATGGTACACCTTGTTTCGTGACCAATATCTGTGTTTCCTTTTGGAACTGGAACCCTTGAAACGTGCTGTCATACAACACGTGCATGTAGCCACCACTTGCTTTGCTCCCGCTTTGTGCTATGGTGGTGGCACGGTTTTGTATGGCACCTTGTTTCATTATAAGAAGAACCCTTTTTTCAGCATCGAGGACATCCCTATGTACAAAGGGAACGACCTCGCTAGAGAGACCTGGGCGGCCAAAATTGCAAAGATGCGATTCCTCTTGGGGAACGAAATCAAGCAAGCCTCGTACAGCCATCAGTTTGTGGTCTTCGGGCTGCCCTTGATGGCCCTTGGTCACGAAGAATTCGAGAGAAAGCTTGCATCGATTTCCTATAAACTGTCCGCAGTGCATTATCGTATACGAGAGAATACCTTGGTGCTGCCCTTTGACAAATATCTATCTCAGGAAGAGTCGCCGTCAACAACCACCACCTACTCCGAGCACTTAAAAAAAGGCACTACGGTGTTTTTGGTGCGTCCCGATATCCTCAACGATGTCTATCACCTATATTGCGCAGGAGGAGAGTACGGTGGTGTCGCTGCCATACCCGATTATTCCACCAGCGTCTTCATGAACAATCTGTTTAGAATCATCAAAGAGAACGCGGATTTAGACAAATTGGAAGAAAGTGATGACGAGGAAGAGTTTGAAAACCCCAACATCGACAAGTTCGTTCATTTGGATGTCAGCCACCGACTAGAATGCCGCTACCACAAACGACATCGGAAGTGGATACCCCTCCGGGTAGCACACGAACGCGCGGAATTGGCCAAGCTCCATGACCTCCAAACCATCCAAAAATAAGCATGAAATTATAATCTGCGCTATATATAACCAAGCAAAACAACAAGCTACGAATGTCAGCTGGTACAGGAGCATCCAATTTGGGGTATGGCAACGTGCCCCCTTTTAGCAACAACAGCCATGTGAACGGCGACAACTCTCATTATCCGGGCAATTTCGGCAGCACTGTCGTGCCAGGTACACCTCCTGGACCACTCCCTGGTCTAGGAGGCACCAAGAGCAATGTGGACGCTGCAGCAGGAATTTATCGAGGAGGGGGCGACGTCTTGAAACGAAAAATAAAAAATATTAGTAAACAGTATAAGCGAATGAAGGCTGCAAGCAGAAGAATCCGTCGGTTGAAGACCCTCTTGCGGAAAAGCGCTAGAAAACTACGACGCAGTCACAAGCGAACACACAGTCGTCACAAGCGAAGACCTCGTACTAGCAGAAAACAACGTGGGGGCTATGCACAGTACGGAAACAACTTACCCTGGACCCAAACCTATCAAGTAGCAGGCGTCAACCTGCCCGCAAGTCAATTGGCACGGGCCAATCCCCCTCCTATCTCTGTTGTCGGAGGCAACTGCATTGACAACTACGATCATTATACCAATATGGGATTCCCTAGCAAGGGACATTAGATGAGAAAAAGCTTTTGAATAAATTGTTTCAATGTTATAAAATAATTTATTTTTATTTTTCAAGTGTTCCATATTCAATTATTCAATTATTCAATTACTTTTTTTTTATTTTGCATTCCTATTTTTTCAGCTTTATTAAGCAGACCTCCAAAGCTTCTTTTCCGTCTTCGTCATCCGAGCTAGCCACCTCTTCTCTCTTACAGGCTGCTTTACTAGCTAATGGGTCAAAATCTACGCGCCATTTTGAGTAATCCGTGGTGTATTTTGGGCTCGTCGTGTACAAAATCTTGTAGTTCTCCTTCTTGTAAAACGTCTTGCGTTTGCGCCATTGATTCTTGAACAAATCGTGGCTGTCCACAATGTCCACCACCAACGGGCTACTGTGCTTCTCTCTTAAAATGCGCCCCACACTCTGTTCTATGTCGGTCTTCGGTGTCGCCATAATCAGCGTCGTGAGGGTCTTGATATCCAACGCCTCCGAAGCCATCGCATACGTTGCTATCACCACCTGTTTGCCCTCTGTTTCTTTCAGGGCATGCTCCTTCATGCCACCCACATAGTAGCCGACCGTTGCCATGTTTCGGTGAGCTATCGCATCGTGCAAATACTGTAGCACATTCTTGTTGTGAGCAAGAATCATTACCTGCTGTTGTGGGTTCTCTTTTAGCATGTCGGAGAGAACTTTCAAAATAAACTCACTGCGACGGCTGTACTCGCATAACTTGGAAATCATGGTGCTGTATTGTGGACTGCCACGGTAATCCAACTTCACTTCGTTGAATTCATCGTCGTCCACCTTGTACTCAATGGCCCGCACCAAGACAGCACGGTCATTGTCTCTCTTCGATTTGTAGACCACCTCTCCCAGAAACATCTTGAACACCGGTGTGGTGCCATCTTTCCGGTTCATCGTGGCCGAGAGACCCAGCATATACTTGGTGACCAACTTGAAGAGCGCATTCGAGAATACCTCACTGGAAATATGGTGCACCTCGTCGATAATGGTGAACCCGAAGCTGGAGAACACGGAGGGAGGATACTCCTTCATAGAGAGACTTTGCAACATGCCAATGACAATGTCCTTGTCCTCGATGTCCACGATGGGGCCCTGAATCTTGCCCACCCTTGCCTCCGGCAAAAACTGCTGGATTCTCTCTATCCACTGGTTCATCAGAAACTCTTTGTGAACGATGACCAACGTTTTTTTCTTCAATTGGGTGATGATATGGAGAGAAGCCGAGGTTTTGCCCCATGCACAGTAGAGCTCCAGCAATCCACCACCGTACCGGGCCGTGTGGCAATGGTCCACAAATTTCTGTACCACAGGTGCTTGATAGTCGCGTAGCTGGCCATGAAATGTCAAGTCGATGTCGTCCCCTTCGGAAATTTTGTACTCTTTAGGTGGACCAAAATTTTCGATTCCATAATAGTGTGGAACATAAAATTTATTGGGTGATTCGCGGTACACAGGGTACGTTTTGGCATTTTGTTCATTGATTCCCATGGTAAATGGTTTTATCGTGAGTTCGGTGCGTATCTGCTTTTGTCTCTCGATGGTCAATTCGCTTTTGGATACAGTGTAGCCTTTTTGGCCGAGATAACTGTTGAAAGTACTTTTCATTTGAGTTTGTGAAATAGATAGATAGAGAGAAAAGGGGTTTATATTTATTTAGACTATTGTCTTGTTTTTATATTACTTTCACAATATTCAAAAAATAAAAAAATCTACTATTATGGTATAATAAGATGGACAGCTTCACAGAGCTTTTTAACAAAAACCACAAAGGAGAACTGCTATTGGTCGTTCTCATGGCCTTATATTTGGTGATGGGTTTCAAACTTCCCGAGATGGTGGGTGCCGCCGTGGACCATTTGGTTGGCAAGGTGGTCATCATCTTGGTGGTTGTGTGGCTCTTTCTTTACTGTAACCCCGTCGTGGCGGTCATGGCAGCTTTAGTGGCATTTGATTTGCTTCGTCGTGCTGCCGCAGCGTCTGGTACCCTTGCCTCTCTCAGCAAATATGCCCCCACCGAAGAAAAGAAGATGTCGCAGTTCACTGCCTTCAACCAATTTCCCTACACTTTAGAGCAAGAAGTTGTTGCGAAAATGGCCCCCATTGTCCACTCCGGTTCTTCGTTCACCCAAGCGAGTTTCAAGCCCATGCTTGACAATTTGCACGACGCTTCCACCTTGTAAACTAAAAACAGAAACAAGAAAGAAAAGACACGATTTCCCTTTTTTTCTTATTTGCTTGGCTCCGCACCAAACTCCCCTCCTAGCGACAACGACAAGGAACTAAATACGGAGCCGATTCCATAGAAGAGTAACAAGAACACTATTATCATTACCCACATTATGAGCAAAAACTGCAACAAAGGGCTATTCGCAATGTTCGAGAAATCGACACTCGTCGATGGTTTGTCGTACATGACCCCAACGTCTTCCCCAAACGAACCAGTCGGTTTGCAGGATATATAGATACCGTCCCCAACTGGCACACCAGTGATGGGACCATTGGAATTGTAAAACAAGGCGTCTCCAGGGGTCGGCAGCATGAAAGGCTTGATGATTTGTTGAAGTGTTTTCAAGGTGTTCGAGCTCAAGGGAATTGCTTCCAGTGCACCATACACAATCCAGTCAATCCGCTCCGAGACATACGCGAAATAGGGTTTGCGCGGGACAATCGTCTGCAAGGTGAAGTTGGTGATGTTCAGGTTCGTGGAATCACCGGCACTTGGTGCATTGGTGGCGACCTTGCGAATGACCTCCGTCAGCAGCGAGGATGCCGACGACGATTCGCTGGACATAGTGAACGGAATCGCTACATTCAGATGGTTGCCACCTTTGACAGGGACATGCTCAATGATGATTTCACCAGGCATCCGCGCACCATTGAAGATGTGCATGGATGGTGACACGATGGTGATGGAGGAGACAGTGTATTGTTCGCTGTTGTATGTCACTGGAGGCACACTCGAGTCGTCGTACGTGATGGTAATTTGAACACCTTGGTTGGTGGCGGTGGAATTGCTTTCTGAATACTTGAACGCATAAGAACATTTCAAGTCACATTTTCCAGCGACGTTTTCGTGGGAAATATTTATGTTTTGGTCACTCATTAATATAAGTATATAAATAAAAATATTAATTTATTTATATAGAATGAATTTAACTAAAGGAAAAATATCCAAACTGTATGGCAAGAAAAGGCAGAGCTTAAGGAAACCCAAAAGAAGCGGAGCACGCAACCGAAAGACATTTAGGAAGCGACACTTTAACTTGGCCACCAAATCATTGAAACGGTATGGTGGAATGGATGGGGTTCAGGATGATCAAGAAGATGTATCGTCTGGTAACACATTTGACGCTCGAGCCGTCTCATATGGAACAAATCCGGCCCTTTCTCAGGAAACAAAGACTGCCAATGACGCCGTTGTTGACGAACAGATAGGAAGACAAGGTACTAGACAAGGTACTACTGACTTGAGTGCTAAGGCTCCTCCTCAAGGTAGCGTGCTTAACAAAAAATATGGTGATTATGATGATAATGATGCGAATTCAACTTCTTCAAAAGCAAATGAAGAAATCATTCCATCTAGCAATATCGTTTCAGATGTTGTTGGTAATGTGATTAATGACCAAGCTCAGGAAGCAAAGGATGCATCTGAGTTGGCGACAAAATCAGCTGTTTCCTCTTCACTTCTTGCAAGTAACATTATGAATTCGGATAGTGTTACTCAAGCGATAGAGCAGGCAGCTGCAAAATCTGCTGATAGAGGAGTACATTTGTCTGACCCTAATATAATTAAAGCGATTGAGCAAGCTGATGCAAATTTGTCTGCTGCTAAAACTGATGCCCCTGCTGCTGTTGCCCCTGCTGCTGTTGCCCCTGCTGCTGTTGCTCCTACGGCTACTGCCCCTGCAAACCCTGGCCCAAGTCCTTTGGATCAACAGTCGCGTCAAGATAATGATTTATCAAATGCTATCAACACCATCATCAACACACTTGTAGACAAAGTGGCTGCACGGCTTGGTGGTCCAAACTCGCCTCAGAATGGATATGAAACAGTGAATCGAGATGCACGGGTGCTAGCAGAACAATCTGCTAGTGATAAAGCAAATATGAACGATTTGCTTTCACGTCTTTCTGAAAACATCAAGTCACAAGTTTCTTCCAAAATGAGCGACATTAAGTCACAAGTTGCAAATGGTGTTGAACCTGGTACAAATGGTGATGCAAATGCTGTAGCACCTGTTGAACCTGGTGTTCATGTTGTTCCTAATGCAAATGGTGATGTTGCAAATGGTGATGCTGTTGTTCCTGATGCTGTTGTTCCTGTTGTTCCTGGTGATGCTAGTGTTGAACCTAATGCACATGCTGATAATAAAATGACTGATCCATATAATTCTGTAGCACATGTTCCTCTTGGTGATGAAGCAAATGATGCTGCTAATGAAAATGTTGTTCTTAAACCTGAGGTAGGTGATGATAATTCTGTAGCACGTGGTGTTGCTACAAATGATGCTGCAAATGATCTAGCACATGTTGTTCCTGATGCAAATGCTGTTGTTCCTGATGCTGTGGATGCTCTTGTTGAACCTACACCAATGCAAAAATTGCTTCAAAATGAAATACTTAGACCATATTATACCCAAAGTACACAAATAAACAAAGATGATCGGTTTTTAAGTGATTTCAAAAAAGTCAACCCAAATAATGAAAAAATATTAGGTATGCTTAATTACCTGATTGCGCATGAGAGTGCCACTTTTCCATTTATAAACATGATGTCAATATCAATACGTGAGGTCGCTGATTCGTTAACAAAATATAATAATGAAAATGAAGACAACCCAATCTCATTACAAACCTTCATAATGAGGCAAGGGTTTATGTCCCAACCACTGTTTGATACACTTGACGGTTTACCATCGATATTTAAAGAACTACTACCTGGCGGTAAAGTTAGCGATATCACAGCGATACTAAAACAAATCTATAATAGCGTCGTTGACTACAACTACAAAGAAGTAAATAGTTTTACTGAAACATTTATTGCTTTGCCATATGTGAACATTTTTGAATTACATTCAGATAAAATAAGAGGAGAAATAGCAAACGCCGCTTATGAGAAAAAGAGAACCTTGTTTGAATTTTTAAGGGATAAACATTACTTTGACTTGCCTTCTTGTGAAATTGTGATAACGAAAACAAAACTAGATGAATACATGTCCCAACACAACTTGAATGAAGTAATAAAAGAAATAAAAGAAATAAAAGATATTATAGAAATTGCGTTTAGTAAATATGCTTACAAGGAGGAGGACATTTCCAAAATTCAAAAATGTAGGTTGATTAATGCCATTCTTAACAACGATACTTTTCCCAATATGAAAAACACAGCCTACATGAGGTCAGCAGCTTATATAATAATGAATTTGTTTCCTAATCAGCCTTCTGAAAAAATCAAGTCACCAGTTGCACCTTTTGTTCCTGTTGAACCTAATGATGCTGTTAATTCTGATGCTGCAAATGTTCTAGCACATGTTGTTCCTGGTGCAAATGCTGCTAATGAAAATGATGTTCTTGTTGCTCCTAACAATTTGATGGATAATAATGATGCTTATGCGGCTGGTGAACTTGATGATAAACTGCATGTTTCCGATCCAGCTGCTAATGCAGAAATTGACTTGGATGATAATCAAGTAAAAGAATTGTCTTCACCAATACAACAATTTGGTGAATCTAAAATAACAAATAATCAGGTCGATGATGATGACCATGAATTTCATGACACAAGAGAACTACAAGATGATAACAAAACAAACATACCATTTAGCTCTCAAAATAAACCAAACAAGGGCGGTCGTAACAAAAGAACACGTCGATTCAAAGTACATCGCAAGAAGGCAACACGTCGTTACAGAACCGGCAAGTAACGCATGGTGTCGCTGTCGTACACCGTGACACGGTACGCCTCATTGAGCCCTTCCACATACACCGTATCGCCACTGAATAGCTGGTCACATCCATACTCGTTGGTGCAACTTTTTCCGTTACGGGAAAGTGGCAACTTAACATTGTGGTTGTTTATGGAGTAATACTGCCATTTGTCGCGGTTCGTGAAGAGCGGACGACCCATTAACGGTACCACCTTGTTCTTGGTATTCGTCGGCGTCATGATGCCCACTTGACGATACGAAGCATCCACGGCACCCACGTTGGTGGACACATTGATGGGCATGCGCAACGGTGGTGCGTATGGGTTCAGCAAGGGGTCCGACGAGAACAGGTATGGATTGCCAGTCTGTATCACGATTTTGTCTGAGGTAGTGGAGGGTGACGAAGATGGATGATTGGAGGAAGCAAAAGAATAGTATGCCAAATACAACAAGATGGACACACAAATAATCATAAAAAACATCGAATAATTTTCAATGCAAACAACCCCTGGTGGACACTTTTTCATATTATATAAACTAACTACATAATATAAAATACAAAATACAAAATACAAAATACTAAATACAAAATACATATCAAAGAACAGAAGATGGAGAGAATAAATAATATGTATTTACTTCGAATTCGAAAACTTTTTGGCTAAATCCAAGATACCACCAAATCCATCCTTGCCGTCACCCATTTTACCCATCATACCCTTCAGGTTCTCCACCATCGGGCCCATCTGCTGGATGACCGGACCCATACCTTTCATGGCCTCCGCCAACTGCATCTGCTGTTTCATCAAGCCTTGTGTGTCAGCAGTAAGACGTTTGATGCCTTCTCCGCCAAGAATTTCGTTGAGCTGGTCATACGCGTCCTCAACCGTGGTGGCATAGTCGATTTCGTATCCACGGTTCTTGCGACGCCCAGCCTCGAATCCCTGTTGCTCGCCACCGGTGGTCTGTGCGGCATTGTCGTCAGAGACACCATCTTCGACGGGTTTCATGCCCAAACCCTGACCTGTTTTGGCGTCAGGTTTTGATTTATCTTTGTTGTTTCCGTTTCCGTTTCCGTTTTCTTTACTTTTCTTATCTGTATTGGCCTTGTTGTCTTGACTCTCTTCGCCGTCTTCCTGATTGTTTTCCATGCCCTCCAGTATGTTGCCCTTAAGCGCCAACACATTCACTAGAATAAGGGGTACACCCAAAACAAGGGTCATATTTTCGCTAAAATATCGCACAAGAACGGCAAATACGATGAAGTAGAGAACCGCACTGACATTGCCGAGGACCACGTACCCGATAACGTTGAGGAAGGCTACTAAAGCAACCAACTTGAGTACCCACTTATTGGTTAACACATTTGACACAGATGTACCGAGTTTTACTGTCATTTATATATATAATATAGTTAAAAAAATAAATTAAATGCAGATAGATAATTTTTGATGAAATTTATTTTCTATGTTTTGTGCAATGCTTCATCGTCTTCTTTCTATGCTTCTTTGTGTTCTTGGTGTTCCTCCTCTTTTTGCATGTCTTTGATTTGGAACGCTTCTGCTTTCTTCTTGTTGTTCGACCACCATATTTAACATTTGAGGTTCCTGTAAATATATTTTTTGCTTTAGTAAGGAATTTTTTTTCCTCTGTGGTTAAGGTGCCTTCTTGATTCAGCCTATCGACTGCTTTATCTATTTCGTCTTTGGTGTACGCGTTGTGATTTGGGTATAAAATATTGAGGTTTGTTTTTACTTGATCAACAAAAACAGGATAGGAACTTTGAAGCTTATTTAACCCTTTAAAATAAGATGTTTTGGCGATTCTGTTTACAACCCCTTGGCCTCTATTCAACCTTCTAGCAGAATTGTCATTGGACGTGGCAGCAGTCATGGTATCAAGGTTTGATGATATTGGTGTGTCTCCTTCAGTTTGAGGCAAAGGTGGTAAATAACCTTGGGCTATCAACGTTTCGAAGATTGATTTTCCCTGTTGAAAAGCAGTTTCAACAATTTGATTGGCAACTTCACGTGTCATATCTCGCAATCTGTCATAAAACTGAAAGTTTTTCTTCACTTCCAGGTTTAGATTTTCAAATTCCTCATAAACAGCATCTCGCTGACTTTCATTAAATCGTACAGCCAGTAGAGGTAGGTTTTCGCTAATATAATCTACCAAAGGTTGTTCCAATAGGTTTTTATCGTTAAGAAAGGCACCTAAGTTAAGAAAGGCACCTAAATCAGATTTTTTTTGGCTTTTAAATTCTTTCGCGAGGGCCCTTATATTACTATCAGTTAATCCTAAAAAGTTAGTGCAGTATGTAGAAAGAATCTCTTTCAGCTGTCTGATAGCTTTTACAATTTGCTCTTGAGATGTTGATGCATCAATATTATAACTAGATACTGCTTGGTTCATGTAATCAACAACTTCATTATAATACAATTCTGCATCATTCATTTCTTTAGATGAATCACCATTGTCAACAAAACCTGGCTCCATGTAAAATTGTGGGTTGTCGCCAACAATGTTTTCGAGTAAAGGGTATCCTTGGGTGTCGTCAATAATGTCTCTTGCGAAAGAGTTGCCATCATTCTTTCCTTCTGGAGGTGACACTTTTCGTTTCTTTATAGACATGTTAATAGCATCTATAGTTGTATCAATTTGGTTGACCGTAGCGTTTATGCTGTCGCGGTCTGCCTGACTTGTCACTGGTAGATCTGCTAATTCTTGTTGCGTTTGACGTAGCTGTCTTTGAGCCCCTTGAAGGCTGTGTTGCAACCGTGCGTTTTCAGCATTTAAGAATGCAGCTTGGTCTATACACTTATTATACTCTTTCGTTATATTTTGTAGTTCCTCGTTTAAATTGTTTCTCATTTCTTGTAGTCCAGCAATTTCCTCAAGATGTTGTTGAATGATATCATCTCGTTCTCTATTGGCTTGTGTTAAAATGTCAATGTCACGTTGATTTGTTCTTCTTTCGGTTTCTAATTCTATCATACGTTCTTTTAACACGTTAACCTCTTTAGCATTTTGTGCTGACATCTCTTGGGTATTTGTTAACAATGCAATGGTCGTCTCCACTTCTTCAATGTGCTCTTCTACCACGTTTTGAAGGTTCAATAATTTCTGTGAAATTCTGGTTAACCTTCTATTCACCTCTTGGATGAAGTTATTTTCATTGACACGTTTCTCTCTGGCACTCTCTATTGCCTGTTCCAAACCTTCAATTTGTGTCTGCATTGAATATATATAATATATTATATAATAAACCAATATAAAAATCACAAGCCATCTCTTAAAACTTTTTAAGGATGGAGTCCAACGTTTTGTTGATAGTCGCCAGCTCCCTTAATATCTTTTTCTGTTCCTGTTTCGCATCTTCTATGTTTTGAGGGGAAAGACCACCCGTTTCTATTAACTCTTTAATGTAGTTGTCAAGTGTATTCAGTGCTTTGATTTGGTCGCTCTTTTGTTCAACAATGTACGCGTTCAATTTGGCGTAGTCGTCTCGGACAGTTTGAAGC